TCAACGAGCTGACGCCGGTGATGGAAGCGATGAAGCATGTTAACGACTGGCTCGGCGAAGAGGTGATCCGCTTCAACCCTTACGCCCTGCTGGAAATCCCGAAGTGATCTGAAGGTACCGCACTGCCATTCCCGGCGGTGCGGTACCGACCTGCAGCACCATCATTTCTGACCGTATCGGACACCCCGCGACACCTCAACGTCATATCCCCAACCAGACGCAGCCAGCGCCATTCTGGCGGGCTTTTGCCTGCCCGCTCGCCGGATGCACCGCGAAAGTGCGCGCCCGGCAGGCGGCTTTTGGCGAGGTATGCCGACCCCTTCCCTACCCCCAAAGCGCGCGCTTGCTCCCCCGCCTCGCCTGCGCGCTAAACATGCCTCTTTTTGTGCACTTTGTGCAGACCGTCCAGGCCTCGCCAGTGCTGGCGCTGCGTAGCAAAAACGACGCTTCAAAAATTGTGCAAATTTGTGCATCATTGCTCAGGCCCTATACCATGGATGAGTTATTCAGTTTCCCAACATAACTTGAGATCAAAGAATCGTAATCAATAACTATAGTGTCAGTTCGACCACGCAACGCTTGGGCCACTTCAATGCTGTTAGTGTTTTCATGATTTCCTACAATTAGTATTTTTTTTGGAAAATTAACCCTTACCCCATACTTTTCCAAAGCGTGCTTAGCATTAAGCGGGTACGTAAAGTATTCTTCGTAGTTATCAAGTTGAGCTAACCCCTCCCCCACTCCATCAATAAAACGTCGTCGTCTTCTTTCTCCTTTTGTCACGTTTTTCTTTTTCACCAACCCTTTTTTGAGATCACAAATATCGTAGCAACCATCTTCCCTTTCTAAGAGTGCGTCTGGATTAATATACAAATCAGGATTGTCATCGGTTTTTTCTATCCATTCTAAGTTTGGCTCATAAACAAACCCTTTATATCCTAAAGCGTCGAGCAATATATCTGGGTGATCATTTATATAATCACCTATTGTTGTCTCGTGTATTTGATCATTTAAAACCAAATTAATCAAATGCGACGCTTTAACCCATGATAAATATTTTTCATCGGAAAAAAACTGAACACCAAAAACCACTTCCCGACCAATAAAATATCCCAACCTATCAGTTAGTTCCACTTCACTTAAACGAACTGAAAACATAGCCAAGTTGTAAATATACCTAACCCTTAAAATTCTATTACTAACATACGCCAAAACTGATTTTGACACCAAGCAAGACTTTGATTCATCATCAAAGCTAACCAGATAAGAAGCCTGTTCGCTAGTGAGTCCTGCCGGATAATTATCAGCAATAACATGCCCCGCCCCCTTTAATAGATTTCTTGCTTCTGTATCACCAAAAGATAATTCAGAAAAAACATTTCTATCTGAGACGGAAAAATATGGTTTCATTACGTTTTCATCTTTTCCCATTTGTGTAAGGTGATATAATGGGACATTGTCTCTTTTTTTTATTTTCAGCGATTTTCTTACATGGGATAATCCAAGAAGCTCAAATGATAAGACATTATCATCTGACTCTACACATAGTAATGTTGTAGGGTAATAGGCACGATTAATTTTTTTACCTGCGTATTTTATATTGCCACATTTTATTTCGCACTCTACTTTTTTTAAATATGCATCTAATTGCCGTTTACATATCTTCGAAAATTCATCCAGTCCCATAACATGCCTCATTCACAGATACAATTGTGAGCTAATTATATATGCTTTTTAAAGGTATCCAAAAAATTTACTGCTCAGGTGCTTCATGTGGTACCCCCAGTGATTTGCCTCTGCGAATGCGGTTAAACCGCGTGATGATTTCTCGCGCCTTGAGCGCGCAATTGACTTCAGGATCTGTTTCGCTGATGGGTTCTTTTCGGCTGTAAATACGCCCATCGCCGTGGGTGCAGTACCTGCGACCGGCAATAGATAGCTCGCCACCGGCGGCAAGTCGGCGCGCCAACAATAAAAGATTGTTCTCATCCCATCCCAACGACTGCGCGAAGTCGTACAACTCAGCCACTGCTGGGCTGTTTTCCGGGGCGAACGCAGGTTTTTGTGCCTTCGGTGATGCGGTCAGCTCGTCTCGAATCCGGCGGAAGAGCGCCTGCCGTTCCTTCCAGGGTAACTTGCTCGCGTCGAGCGGCCCGGACTCCTCATCTAACACCGCCACTTCTGCCGGTGTGGTGGCAATTACCGTCCCTTTTTTGCTGCTTTTTTGGTCTGGGGGACAGTTATTGCCACGAGTCCAAGGGGCGACGGGGTCGCCCTGGGCGGCGCTTTCAGCGCCTGAGTTAGCGGGAGCCTTCTTCACCATCTTCCATGTGTGGACGTGGGTGCAGATTTTGTTTTCTTTCCCGGTGAGCGGCGACCATACGCCGTAAATGCGGATGCCATGATCGCCGTAGGTTCCTGGCTCTTCCGTTGGCTCGTAGGCCGTGTGGATCAGGTAGTTTTTACGCGGAACCAGCACACCTCCCTGTTTTGTGATGTAGGTGGCAAAACATCCCACATCAGCAGCAGCAAGTACGGCATCAAGGCTGGGGTTATTGATAACCGGGCGCGCATTCGCCAGCGCCGCCAGGATCTCCGGGGTAAGTTCCTTTCCGGGCTTTTGTTTAACCGGCGGGAGGTCACGGCGAGCGCGACCGGCCAGTAAGCGCAGCTCGCGATAGGCCTGACGTCCGGGAATGCCGAAGAAGCGGAACTGCTGAACGCGGTGCAGAGAAGCCCAGGCGGTGACATGCTCGGCACTGTCACACAGCGTCTTGCCAGTCTCTTTGCTGATCGTGTCGCCCAGCCCGCGCCCATCGATGTTTTTACTAACGTACTTTGCGATATAGCTGGCCGGAGTCCCTTTGCGCGGGTCGATCAGCTTTGACTTGAATCGCGCGCCGGTATCGTTGCCAAGTTCTGCCCGGTCTTCACGCACAGCAAACCGGCGCAATAATTCGGTAATAGTGCGGCGGTGTTTTTTACGCATAAAGCACAGCATGTGCCAGTGAACCGTACCGTCATGATGCGGCTCCGCCACTCGTACGCCATACCAGCGCAACTCTTTCTTATGCATCGCCTTGCGGAAAGCGGCGAACATATCAACCAGGTAATCACTGCTCTTTCTGACCGTAGAATGATCCCATGTCGGATTAGGCTTCCCGTTCATCAACGTGGCGTGGTATTTCGAGGGGCAAGTGATGGTATAGAACACTGCGCAATCACCGCGCATTTCTGCGATCAGTTCCAGACCTTTAACACACGCCATCATCTCATTACGGCGATGCGCCGGATTGCTGGCGCTGGCAAGCACCACGTCTTCCATGTTGAGCGTGTCGCCATCCTCATTAACGAGGTCGTAATTACGGAAAAAATCCATTGCCTTACGGCGCTGTTCCCGCTTCTGCAAAAGAATGTCGTGGCTGACATAGGGTGATGCGTGGCGATGAACGAGACAGGCTGCGCGCAGCAACTCTTCCCGCCATTCATTGCGGAGCTGCCACAGCTTACGCTGCCACCAGTCGGCGCAGCGCATACGCGCCAGCGCGCCCGGTATCAGATCGTAATTAATAGGGTTGCGGCGATTATGTTTGCTGCGCAGCGCTTCATAGGCTGGCGGGAGAACATCGAGGCGTAGCACCTCAGTTGCCAAACGACGATAAAGACCCAGAATGACGACCGGCGAAGCCAGTTCATCGGTCAACATCTCGTCGCAAAGCTGGATGAAAATCATATCAATGTGCGCCGCGACCAGCGTCGAGAGTCGCTTGACCTCGCGCTGATTGAGTTCCGGCAACCGGAGAAGCTGATCAAGGCTGTCCCTGCCAGCCATGGCGCGAAACGACAGCGACATTTGGTTAGCACGGACAGCATCAATCCTTGTCAAAGATGGGGCGACTACCTCATTCAGATATACAGGCAAATGGCGCCGATCTTCTGATTTTTCTAAATACTTAATCCTTGATTCCAGCGGCTTGCGCAGGAAATCTGGCAGGTTGGCAATGTCATCACGAATCAGGGAGAGAGGATCAGCGCGATGGAGTTCTGCGTGTCGCTTCGCCTTCTCAATCAGCGCGTTATTCAGCTCGTCGCGGAGCCAGGGATCGCAGCCTGCAATAGAAAATAGGTGCTCTTCCGCTGCGCGACTCAATGCCTCAGCCTGTTCGCGTTGCTCGCTTTCGTCCTGTGCGTAAAGCGCAAGCCAGACGGCCAGCGCAGAGGGTTTCTGTGCTGGCTCGTCCGTTGTGCTGGGGTTCACTGGCTGCCGTTTGGCATTCCAGCTCCATGCCAAAGCAGCGGAATCAGACATGATCCACCGCCGCCATGTAGGATTTTATGAACGCTGCCGCCGCTTCAATGTTGATGGCGTTTCCGTAGGCGCGCAGTCTTCCCACTCTGGCGGGAACCCCATCAGCCAACGGGAATGATCCGGGGCTAACTGGCCGCCACTTTCCATCCTGGCTAAAGAGCCAGTCAGCATCTCGCCAGAAGCCGTTAACCGGGCCGGGCCGCATAGCGCCGCTACATCCTGTAGCCGCTTCTGAATCTTTGTTCCATTTTCGCGATATGTCCGCATAGCTTCTTGCGGACAAGGTGAACGGTCGTTGCTCGTGGTTGGCGTCGGCCAGCCCGCTAATTGCGCAGCCACGTCCAGCCTGTCCGTCGATAGCTTCCCGTTGCGGATCCGTCCGCCCTGATAACCGCCCTTTCCGTCCGTTGCCGTCGGTGTAGGCCAACCCGCTAATAACGCTGCTGTCTGAAGGTTTACCCCCCCCTGTCGGTTGAAATTCCCCGCACCTCTCCCAATGCTGGCGATCGGCGTCGGCCACCCAATAAGCACGGTCTCTTTGGTGCGGCGCGCCGACGCTCGCAGACGGAAACGCAGTCGCCCCGAAGGCATAACCCAGGGCTTCCACGTCAACTTGTACAAGGTCGATCCAGTCATTCGCGTCAGCGCTGCCAGATTGCTCGCCAAAGACCACGACAGGGCGACGCTGGCCGACAAGCCAATGTGCGGAGGGCCATAAGTGCCGCTCGTCAGCAAACCCAAGTCCTTTGCCTGCCGCGCTGAAAGGCTGGCAAGGGCATGATGCTGTCCATGCCGGGCGGCTGTCTGGCCATCCTGCGCGACGCAGGGCAAGCGACCATCCGCCGATCCCGGCGAAGAAATGGCATTGCGTGAATCCTGTAAGGTCATTGGGGGTTACATCCTCAATTGAGCGGGTATCAACGACGCCCGGCGCAATATGGCCGGCGTCGATAAGGTTGCGCAGGTGCTGTGCTGCGTGGGGGTCTATTTCGTTGTAATAAGCAACCACAGCGCCTCCCACACCACAGAGAAAACACGAAAGGCGAGATAGCCCATCGGGAGCCAGAACAACAGCGAGCAGAGCGCGCAGCAGATAACAAGGTTTCGCCAAAACCGGCGGTAATTGGTTTCTTCGTTCATTTGCGGCACCTCAGATCGTCACCGTGTCGCCGGGTTGAACCTGGCGGGCTTCTTTTTCGCTATCGCGGATGATGGTCGTGTTGCTGTATCGGCCCCAGCTCAATACCTCCACCTCGACGACCCAGAAATGGCGATATGGACGAACGTCCAGAACTCGCGTCACAACGGCATCAAGCGTGTTCATCAGATGGCTCCCCGTTATCGAATCCGGAGGCCGGGTCAAACCCGATCCACGTCGTCGCCGGCCGCAGATGTTCAGTGATGCTCGTCCAAGCTCCACATGCGCCAGGGTTGCAACCCACATCGCCGCGAAGAACGCCGATCACTTCACCGGCCATATCGCGGCTTTTGGCACTAACGGAGCGGCGAACGCTGAAGGCATGGAGATTGAAAGCGGAGTAGATTTCGCGGGTTTCCGGGGTATCGCTGTTGGAGATAACCGAGCGGGCGCCATGCTGGCGATGAGCATCGAGCAGGGTTGCAACCAGGGCGCGATGATCGTCCAGGGTGAAGGGCTTGCCGTAGGCGGTGAAGTTGGCGGTTTTGCTGGCCGGGATGTAGGGGGGGTCGCAGTAAATAACCACGTCATGCGCCAGCTGCATAGTGCCTGGGATGGAATCGCGAAAATCGCCACAGTGAAAAATCGCGTTTGTGTCATTGGCCTTTTCGGCAAACAAACGCATTTCATTTTCAGGGAAGTAAGGCGCGGCATATTTGCCAAAGGGTGAGTTAAATTCCCCCTTCAGATTTTCTCGGTACAGGCCGTTGTACGTATGGCGATTAAGGTACAAAAAATACGCAGCATGAAGCAGCGCAGCATCCGGATCTAAGTCCGCTTTTTGGGTCAGAAAATTAAATTCTGCGCGCCGCTTATAAAATTCCTCGGCATTATTCCCGCCACTAAATACCCAGCGACAGGCAGAAATTGTGTCTTCTGGTCTGCCGGTTAATTGACGGAAGAAGTTGATCAGATTCAGATTGCTATCGCAAAGCACATAGTGGCGATACTCCGTATTCATAAATACGGTACCGCTGCCAACGAATGGCTCAATCAGGCAATCAGCTTTCGGCAGATGCTTCAGCAGCTGCGGCATAACACGGGTTTTGCCGCCAGCCCATTTGATCGGGGACTTAATCACGGTTCGCCTCCATCACGGTGTATTTCTGGATAAGCGGGTCAAGCACCAGATTCATCAGGTTAACGAGGGTCTTCGCGGCCTCCGGGCTTTCCAGCACACCGATCGCTGTTGCGTTCGCGAGATTGAGGGTTTTGGCTTCGCGCAGTGCGGCCAATGCACCCTGGGCGAATTCAGGTGATCGTTTCATTTGCGGTATTCCTGGTTGTAGGTTTCGTGGGTCATAAGCCGCCACTGCTGGCCGCCGTTCTTGCTGAGCAAGCGCCAGCGGCGACCAATACGGATCACGAGATAGGCATGCGGCATGACGCGGGAGAAATTGCGCTGACCGCGGGCGAAGCATTTCAGGGCGGCTAGCGCCCTGTTGCAGACCGGCAGCGGTGCGCTGCAAATGACGGAGAGACGCGGATGCATGGCGGCCCTCACAGCGATTCAATGTGCGGGGAGGTCAGGCGCTGCCAGATCTCGCAAACCTGCTCGGCCTGATAGACGGCATCTGTCAGGGTGTACCGCGCAAGGGCTTTCCGTGCGTGGGGGGCGTAGCCAGTAGCGGCGGCGAGATCGAGAAGAGAACGAATGCAGCGGAATTTTGTACCGTCAGGGAAGATGCCAAGCACTTTTGTGCGCTCGACGGCATACCGCAATGAGACCAGCTTTTCCGGGGTATCCTTGAACCACACAAATAAACTATCGAACCGATGCTCGGTGTTGTCGGCAATAAAGCCCGCCAGGTCGCACATCACACCTTCTTCGGCCTCGGTGGCACTCATTAATTCAGCGCGCCAGTGGGAATCCTTTTTCATCCACTCAAAGGCTGTATCAACGTTGATCAGGCCTGTCGTCATCCGGATATTGATTGGAGAGTAAAAGCTTTTCCCGATCTGACCCGTTGACGGCTCAAAGAACACGGCTTCGATAGCGAGCAAAGGTGAGGTCTGTTTCTCGTTGACGTTTATCAAATCGACCATTAAATGATTCATTATTTGTTGCCCTCGCTGATTGGTAATTCGCGGCTATCAATCCACCGCTCGATTGATGAATAAATCTCTTCCGGGGTGGCACTTTCCTTTTTCAGCTGGCCGACATAAATACGCAGTAAGCCCAGCAGGTGCGCGCGTTCGTGTTTCCGTGCGTTGGCGCTTATTTCCACAAACTCTGGATCGCTAAGTCCGCCATCCAGTTTTATTGACGTGATCGACATGGCGACCTCCTGAAAAAGGCAAAACGAATCCCCGGCAAAATGAATGCCGTTATTTTTAACGCTGGTTAATTAGTGGTTGGGGCGCGGTTTTCTTTTAGCCAGCTTGAATAACCTTTCGTGCCAAAAATACAGATAATCAATAAAGGTCATTCGTGCACGCTCATGATTACCGCGAATGGTTTTTTCCAGACCGTAAATAATTAAGTCAATTGACGGGCTGTTAGAGCTGACAGTAATACGCGCACCATTTCTCAGGTGGACAGTGAAACCCTGCTCAGCGTTTTCTATCGCCTCGCGGATCAGCATTTCACGTTCCCATGATGTATATTCTTCGGTGAACATGGCGGACTCCGATGATTAATAGAGGTTTGGGCGCTTCATCTTTGCTGGTACAGCAGCCGACCGTTTCAGGCTGTGAAACATTTCTGGTGTAAGTTCCACCGTTACCGCCAGCGGCTTTAAAAACGTCACGGTCTTACTTGTTGTCTCTGGTTGCTCGGCGTCCATTGACAACAGGTCGTATGGCTTCGGGATATCACCATTGGTGATCGAAACAATGATGTTGCGCAGCTCTTCCAGCGTGGCTTCATCGTTCTCGCCCTGAAGCATAGCGAAGTGATAAAGGTGGGAAACGCCGTGGCGTAAAAGTTGATGTGAATAATCATGGTTCCATTCCAGAAACTCTTTATTGAAATGGAAGCATTGCAGCAGCGAATTGATTTTGTCTGCGTATTCTCTTTTCATTTTCGGCCTCGGCTAATTAATGAATGGTGAAGCGGTTGTTATTTATAATGCGCTCTATCGTTTTGCATGCTTCACATAAAGCAAAGTCAATTCCGAAAGAATCACCATCTTTCATAATTTGATAACGTTTCTTACCCACCCTACGCGGTAATACGCGGATGGTAAAACCGCAACAAATCCCGGCGTGCTTATTTATCCAGACGACTTTAGGCAGGCTATCGTGGGATCTGACGCGAATGTTTCCCGCGCACTTGCCATGCTGTGAGTAGCGTTTATTCATTCTTGCCAGCCCTTAGTAAATAAAAGTCGTGATGAATTTTATTGTTAGCGCAATAGCAATCGAAGAAATGCACGTTCCCACGATTATTAGTGCACAGTCCGTTATTGCCTGTTTAGTGGAAATATTCATGCTGTCTTCCCCTTGATTTGTTTAACGTTCAGCTATTCGCGATAGCATCCTTGAGCATGGCAATCATATTTACTTCAACCTTGCCTCCGGAAAGCTCCTTAGGTCGGATGATGATCCGCCCATCCTTCACCATATCCCGGCATGTCTCAAACGGAATACCCGTAATTCTTGAATACTCCTTCAGAGATAGATAAGGCGCGGCAACATTTAAATTGATGGTTACGCCTGACATGTCTCACCTCGGTACGGGCTAGTTTTCTGGATGCGCTTCTCGCTCGGGATTCATAACCTCAAGCCCGCGCAAAAAAACAATGCGAATCATGTTTGAAGCGGAGCGGCATTCAGCTCTTGCCATTTCGTCAATAGCGGCCCGCTCTTCTGGGGAAAGTCTTAACGGTAGCGCCCCACCGGCGACGCTGTTCTTGGGCGTGCGAGACCTCTGGATATGATGTGCTTGTGTCATAGTGGTATATTGTGATCTGCTAAGTGTCCGTGAAAAACATAATGGTATAATTATTTATACCTGTCAAGAGGTGTTGGTATGCAAAGTTATATCGGGGCTCGCTTGCGTGAGGAGAGAGAGCGTTTGGGTTTAAGCCAGCAGTCTATGGGAGAGATTGGTGGGGTTAAAAAGCTTACCCAACTTAACTATGAGAAGGGTGAGCGGGCACCAGACACGATTTACCTTACCGCTCTGGCTAGTATTGGGGTGGATATTGTCTACGTCCTTACGGGGCAGAGAATGCCTGCACCGGGCAGCAT